TGGGGTGCCGTCTGGCCCATCAAGTCCGATGTTCAGCTTCTTCAGATCGACTTGAACGACGGCACCGTCCTTCAGAAGCTCGAGGAGGCCAGCGCGTGCCACGGCTCCAGCAGACTGCGCTGTGTGAAGCTGCTCCTTGAGGAGGTGGTTCTCGTTCCAGAGAGCATCAATGATCGCGCTGAGCTCTTCTGGCGAGTGATCATGATCGTGTGACATCAGAGATTCCTTTGTGCTTTGTACTGCTGTTCGTGAGCATCACAGTACGTGTGCATCCACCCACCGTGACGAAGCTTCCCTGGCTCGCCGCAGACCTCGCAGCGAACTGCGCACTCGTCTTCAGCGATCACCACGACGGCTCTGAACAGCTTGAACAGCTGTTCTCGCGACTTCGCGCCTGACTTCAGCTGTTCAGCGAGCTCGGAGGTGTCATCGACTTCGAGGTCGTAGTACAGCCGGAGACCGCCGAACTTCTCCTTGATCTGAACAATGTTCAGCGAGAGCCCCGGATTCTGCTCGAGCAGCACAAGGAACGAATCGAATGCCTTCAGCAGTGGATCCCACCACCCGCGATTCACCTCAGTGCCGATGTTCGGTCCGCTGAACAGCGTGCTGTACTTCGACTGAACGACTGCCCAGTCCACCATGAGCTTCTGGTACTCGGTCATTTGTTCTCCTTGAGTCATCGGGTGAGCCTTTCGATTTCGAGGAACAGCGCGTACACGTTCAGCTCTTTGTCGCCGACGAACGCGTGCTTGTACTGGTACTCGTTGATCAGCACGATCGCATCGTCAACGTACCCCTTGAGCTTCTTGATCTTCGTGATGTTCCGGAACAGGAACGTGAACACATCGTCGAGCTCTTGAATCGTGGCTGACTCACACACGACCTTTCGAGCACCCTTCAGGTCACCGGATTCAAGGAGTGGCAGAAGTTCGAGCTTCCAGTCGTGAGCTGATTCGGACGAAGCGAGCGAGAGCTTTCCGTCGATCGACGAGCCCTCGAGGATCTGAATCATCTTTCGAACATCGGGGTACGATGCTGCGACGACCGTCTCGAGATCCTCGACCTCGAACGCGACACCTTCGGCTTCGAGGATCTCGGCAGCGAGAACGATCACGTCCTCCTTTGCCGGAGCAGCGATCTGGAACTCTTGGAACCGTGAGCGGAGCGGCGGGGTGACCTTCGTGATGTAGTTGCACGTTGCAATGAACCGACACGAGCTCGAGACTTCTTCCATCAGCGCGCGAAGCAGAGCCTGCGCGTCGTGACCGAGGTAGTCGAACTCTTCAAGACGAACGACCTTGAACGAACCCATCGCCATCGTGGTCGCGAACCCAGAGACCTTCTCGCGAATCGCCTCGATCTTCTCATCGGAGCAGTTCACCTTCAGCACATCGACCTTCTCGATGCCGAGGTCTCGAATCAGCGCGAGCGACATCGAGGTCTTCCCGGTGCCGGGACCGCCGTACATCAGGATGTTCGGAATCGACTTCTCTTCGACGAACTTCGCGAACACTCGCTGCAGTCGAGCATCAGGCATGATGATCTTCTGAACCGACCGTGGACGATGCTTCTCAACCCAGACCTTCTTCATGTGCACTTTCGATGTTGTACCGTAGAAGCGATTGTACCACCTCGAGGGTGGTACAGGTATCCTGAATCTCGGATGATCAACCCTGTGGGAAGATGTCTGGTCGGTTCGCCGGGTGCAAAGCACCAACTGGTTCGATCACTCGAGTTGCTGGATCTGGCTTCACGTCGGCCAGCGAGCTAGTCGGTGTCTCGTGCTTCTGAACTCCAAGGGTCTCGAGAGTGATCTGATCGCGCTCTTCGACGGTACGCTCAGGATGAACACGTGGAATCCGCTCCCAGCGAGTCTTCAGCTCTTCTGGGCCTTGAAGCTCTTCCGCCATCGCCGGGTTCAGCTCCAGAACTTCCTCCTCCGTGTACACCTTCGTTTCAGAGGTGTCTGGACCGGCAAGGATCACGGTCGGCGAATGATCTTCGTTCTCTTCAACGGCGACTGGCGGCGCCTCAGGAACCACCACGTCGTCGTGAACAGCGCTATCAGCAGGCACAAGAAGTTCAGCAGGAGCTGAATCGATCTCGGTGGCTGGCTCAGCAGGGACTTCATTCGGTTGTGCGGCGATGAGTGCGGCATTCGGAGTGATCTCCTTTGGCGAGAGCTCAAGATCTTCGAGATTCACATCGAGCGGTACGTGCTTGGATTCTCGAGCGTCAATGAACTCCTTGGTGATTGGGTTCGGCTCTGGAGCCGCAAGACCAAGAATCACTGGGCTTGTAGCTTGAATCGGTTCGACGTTCTTCCGTTGATCCCACAAGAAGTTCCCGGCAATGATCAAGAACACGGCGAGTGGGTCGAACACGAAGATGATCATCAGAATCACGTACTTCACGGCTTGCTCAACCGGAATGCTGAACGCCTTCGCAATGTACAGAATCGGACCAGCGTGCGCCTCAGTGTTCAACTGCTGAATCTGCAGGGCTGGCAGATCCTTGTCGATCACGGCGATCTTGTCTTGAAGATCCTTCTGCTCAGCCTTGAACTGAGCCATCAGCCGAATCTTCTGATTCGCTGAGTACCGATCTGGGATCGCGGCGATCTGCGCGTCGATCTGCTTCTTTCGCTCTTCGTACTTCGCGATCTGCTGCTTCAGCACATCAACCTTCAGCGAGCCCTCTTGAGTCCCAACGATCGCCTGTTGGAACGCCGTTGAGAGGTACCCGGCAGCGCCAGCGGAGGTGATGATCATCGTGATCACGGCTGCGACGAGCGCGTACGATCGCATCACCGTTCCGAGGCGTACCCAGTGCTTGTACAGCAGCGAGACGACAACGAGCTTCCCGATGTCGAGTGAGATCGCGAGCGCGATGATGATCGGGTTCGCGCCGAACAGCGACGAGAGACCGATCACGGACACGAGGGTTCCAAGACCCTCGATTGCGAACGCTGCGAAGAACGTGATCAGAGCAAAAATCATTCTTTGAGATCTCCAAGGAGGCCAGAGAGCATCACAGCGGGGTCGTGACCTTCGGACTCGCACTTTCGAATCGATACTTCACGAAGTGGCTCCCACAGAGACAGCGTTTCGCGAGCGTGCCAGGTAGCGCGAAGCAGAACAGCCATGATCATTGCTGGAGTGTCGGCTCGCTGGGCCATGAGCCTAGCGAACTCGTCATTCACGAGATCGTACCGATCCTGCATCATGAAGCCGAACGCCTTATCAACGTGCGGCTGAAGTTGATTCGCACTCAGAATAGTCATCCGATCACCCAACGGCTCTTGATTCGGCTGTACCGGCACATCCACTGAAGTGTGCCGATCTTCAGAATGAAGCCGATCGTGATCGCGCGATCGCGCCACCGGTACAGATTCAAACCGTTCTCGACGGCTGAACCCTCTGAACGGAATCGGACGAACGGAATCTTCATTGTCGGTAGCACTCGTCGATGTCGTTCGTAACGGCGAGGATCTTCGAGTCGTCCGTCTTCCACATCGGTTGATCATCGACCTTCGTGCCCTCCATCCACATCAGGGCTTCGATCAGAATGTAGTCACCAGGAACGACACCATCGACCTTCGGACCGACGGCAAGAACTTCACCCCAGCGAGCGACCTTCTGTGAGGCAACTGACGGGACCAGAATGATGCCAGAGCGATGTGTGTCTGTGAATCGACCCTTGGCACCACCGGTGTGGTCAAGGAATCGGAACATCACGTTGTTCCCGAGGGGACGAATCAGTGTCATGTCAGTCTTTCTTTGGTTTCGCAGAGTACCATGCGAAGAACGCCTTGCTCTTCAGCTCGTTGATTGTTTTCTTGTCTTCATCAGAGAGATGATCCCAGACATCAGGCGAGATGTACGTCTCGGTGATCTTCACTGGCAGACCCTTCTCCGCACGAATGCAGGGACAGTCGCCTGCCGGACCGATGCAAGCGCAGGCGGTCATCGGTCGATTACTTCTTTGAGAGCTGCTTCCCGACGCTCTTCGATGCGGCTGACACGGCAGCGGCTTCAGTTGAGACGGCGAGGAAGTCGAGATCAGGAGTCACGGACGAGCGAACGCCGTCCTTCTCGTCGATCGCCTGCTTCCGGTCTTCGACGACCTTTGGTACTGGGGCGGCTGCGAGCTGCGCCTTGATTGCCAGGAGCTCGAAGTCGATCATTTCACCACGAGCGGAACGGACTAGATTTGCCATGTTTTCTCCATGAGGGCGCGGGGAACGCCGCAGCAGTATTTATCGGCGATTTTTCAATGGGTCAATCGTGGAAGAACTCTTCCATTGGGATCTTGTATCGAACGCAGTCAACCGAGTGCAGACCCAGAATGAACAGGATGTAGCACGCACACGATGAACCTCGACCCACGCCCCAGACGACGTTCTGCTCGCGGAACACATCCAGAATGTACACGATCGTTCGAATGAACTCGGTCATTCCACGACGCTCGATCTCTTGAAGCTCGTCGGCGATTCGAACGCACGCTTCCTCGTACTGATCGTCGGTGTACGGGAGCTCGCCGAGCTTCGCCTCGAACATGATCTCGGCGAACCGCTCGATGTCCAGGTTCTTGTACTTCTCAGGCAGCCGCCACCCCATGTCGACGGACACTGGCTCAACCGCTTCTGGCTTCAGGCTCTCGGCTTCGGTGACGTTCTGATTGAACAGCTCGATCTCCTCAGAAGCTCGGCTGTACCGGATCTCGTGTGGCTTCACACCCTTGATCAGAGCCCGAGCAATCTCGTCAGGCTCAAGGATCATGACGCCGTCGTACCGAAGTACTCGATCGTTCAGCTCAGTTCGCAGCGAGCGCATCAGCGATCTTCTGGTTCACGGCAGCGAGTCGAGCTTCCTTCTCGTCACGAGTCTCGCGCTTCGCTGGGATCACGAGGTTCATGGTTCCGAATCGAATCGCCCGCTCCTCTGGAGTCTCGCGAACGATGCTCTGCTCGTACAGCGCGAACTTCATCAGCACAGTCATCGGGACGTCCGTGTCCGGAGCTTCGCACAAGAACTGAATCTCACCCCAGTTCCCAGTGCGCAGGAACGAGTCGAACGAGTCAAGGTGCGATTGACGCGACGGATCGAACTGCACGCGGGCAGCGCCGTGATCGCGAAGCGCGGTCGAAGCGTTCAGGAAGTCAGGAGTTTCGATGAAGTCAGGCATGGTGTCCTCTGGTCAAAGTTCGTGGTCAGGTTCAGGAAGATGTTCGACGTTGATTCCAAGTCGCTCGAGCATTCTAAGCCCATCAGTCAGACGGTACTGGTACCGGTACACGACTCGCTTCAAGCCGGCTTGTGCGGTGAGCTTCGCGCACTCTGGGCACGGCGAGAACGTGGTGTACAGCGTTCCGCCTTCGGCAGCTCGACCACCTGAGCGAACGAGCTTCATCAGAGCGTTCGATTCGGCGTGAAGCACTTCAGGCTTCGTTCGCAGTGACCCATCAGGTTCAACGGTTTCGCAGGAGTTCTCGAAGCCGGACGGTGTGCCGTTCCAGCCGAACGAGACGATGTTCCCGTCAACAACGACGACTGCGCCAACCTTCGATCGAAGTGCTTTCGATTCTTGGGCGACGCGGTCAGAGATGTCGAGGAACAGGTTGTCGAGCTCAGATTGTGATGCCATGACAGCATTGTATCACCGAGCTCGACTCAGGTTCAGCGGATTCCTAGGTTCAGGCGCCGACGATGCCGTTCCAGATCCGATGCATCGACAGGCGGTACCCAACGACTCTTGAGTACTGTTGTCCAGTTCCAGTTGTTCCGACACCGACTGGAATGTCGAGAGTATTCCAAGTGAACGTGATCATTCCAGGATTGTACACCTTGAACTCTGCCGAGGCGACGAATCGAGTGTACGGTTCTGAACCGAACGGATTCGTCCCAGTCTGTGGCGCGAATCTTGTGCAGCTCATTTCGAACGGACGACCAGGACCCCAAGCTTCGGCAGGTGTTGTCGGCAACGTCGAGTTCCAGATCTGGAAGTTCACGGTGACGTTCTTCCCAGACGCAGGATTCGTTTGGAAGTCATCGGCGAATCCAAGGTACGTCGTGTCAAGAATCAGCTCCATCGTGATCTGCCACGAGCTGTTCAGGTAGAATCCATCAAGAGTCAGTGTTTGCGTGCCATCAATCGGTGATGGTGTGCCAGGTGCGTAGTTCCCAATGATGCCGATGTCTGCTTCAACTACGCCCAACGTTGAGTGCTTCGATTGATCACCGTACCCGTACGACTTCGATGTTGAAGTATTCGATGGATCGTACGGTTGGAACTTCTGGTAGTTCAGGTACCCGTACTCAGCGGTGTTGTCAACGATCGGCGGGTACGCGGAGACATTGTTGCTCGTGTACTCAGCCAGAATCCATGGAAGCCCGATTGGATCAACGTTCTCCCAGAACCCAGTAGTGTTGTTGTACGTCAGAACTTGTCCGTTCCGGGTAGTTCCGATGCTTACATCGAGGAGATCAAACAGATTCGGAACTGCCCCACCAGTAGGAGCAGCCGCTTTCCAAGTGTTAGTAGTTCCGTCGAACGTCAGAACATCACCGGCCGCTGGTGTTGGGGTGACGACATCATCAAGACCATCAAGGGTGTGCACGCTTGGTGCGGTGATGGTGAGCGTATCACCGGCTGTGGTTGCCGTGAGGCCAGCGCCGAACACGAGCGATGTCACCGTTGGGTACGAGCCACGAGCTGAGACGCCTTCGAAGAACTGCAGCGGTGTTTGAGCCGGAACTGTCGCTGCGATCGTTGTCCAGTCTTGAACGCCGTCGTACGTGAGCGTGATGTTCGAGCCAGCGTGAAGCTTCGCTGAAACACCAGCACCGAAGTTCGTGACGTCAGAGTACACGTGAGTGTGTCCGACGTTCGACTTCCCATCGAGAGCAGTTTGAAGACCTGTGATCTCGCTGATGCCGTGAACGTGCACAAGCGGTGCCTTCCCATCCAGAGCTGACTGAAGACCTGTGACTTCTGAGATCGGATGATTGTGCACTGCTGCGATCACGAGCTGACCAGAGCCAGCGTTGTACTGAAGCTGAATGTTCGCACCAGCTTGAAGCAGCGAAGCGACCTCGGTGTTCACAGCGACGTTGAAGTCGGTGATCTGCGAAGCTGTGTGCGTGTGCGAGACCGCAGCCTTCCCGTCAAGCAGAGCCTGAAGCCCAGTGACGTCTGACACTGCGTGCACGTGCACGAGCGAAGCCTTGCCAGCGAGAGCTGAAACAAGACCAATAACTTGAGCAAGCGGCAACGAGTCAGCAGCATTGAACTTCAGGTCGAGCGCCTCTTGAAGCCCAGTGACATCAGCGATCGAGTGGAAGTGCAGAACGTTCGCCTTGTTGTTCAGCGCTGTCTGAAGACCAGCGACGTCGTTGATCACGTGCGTGTGCACGAACGAAGCCTTCCCGTCGAGCGAGCTTTGCAGGTTCGTGACCTCAGAGATCAGAATCGGGGTGGTGATGTTCCGCTTCGCGTTCAGCGCATCTTGAAGCCCAGTGACGTCAGAGATGAAGTGCTGGTGCGAGGCAAGAGCGAACGAAGCCGGAGCGAACCCAGAGTCAACGAGGGCTCCGAGAGCAGTCAGCGTTGGAATGTTCCCAGTTGTGCTTGGCGAAACGAGTGGAATCCGAGCAGCAACGTCAGCGGTGAGCGTGTCAAGAGCGCCTTGAAGCGCTGTGACTTCGGCGATCGTGTGAACGTGACCGACATCAGCCTTTGAGCTTTGAAGCGTGGTGATGTCGATCGTGTTCGCTGTGATTCGTGAATCGAACGTGCTCAGCGCTTGAACGTGCAGCATCGACATGAACCCGTCGTGGGTCGAGTCAGCTGGAGACATCGAGATCGTTGTCACGATCTCGCCAACGCCGTTCAGCGCAGTCACTGCCGAGATCGGCGGAACGCCTGAGATCACAGAGCCTGGTGCCGAGACAACTTGAGCCTTCGTCTCCGAGTCCACGTTGAACAGAACGCTCTTGTTGTTCTTCACGTACCCGACTCGGTACGCCTGAACACCTGACGGTCGAGTCAGCGTGACCTCACCGTTGTACCCGCAGTACAACGGTTTCCCGATGTCCGCATCAGCCCAACCAAGCGAGCCGTTCCACTGATCGGACACGATCTCACCAGCCTGAGTGATCACGCCGACTTCGTTCTGCGCAAGCGGCTGCTGCACGAGACCGACTGGGAACTTTGGAATCACGAGCGCTGGATCCGACGAGGCAAGCGACACAGCGTCAGCCGAGGTGAAGTACACGAGGCGAAGAGCTGGAATCGGCTCGTTCGCCCGAACTGGAACGAACGTGTTCACTGGCGATGACAGAACGCCGGCAGTGCCGACAGTGGTCTTCAGACGAACTGGAGTGTCCGAAGTCAGAAGCTCGCCAGTCGAGGTCCGCAGTGGGCGAAGCTGTGAGTCGAGCATCAGGTACCCAGGGTGCCCTTCGACTCCGTTCAGAAGCGCGATCTCAGAGCCAACTGGCTTGTAGATCAGCTGGTTCGGATTCCCAAGAACCGCGATTGCGAGCACGAGGCGAGGAGACTCAACCCACTTCGTGTTCTGATTGTTCCGAACCTTGTACACGTTCGCATTCAGATCGAACCACATCAGACCAGGCGTACCAGTCGGCTCTGTGGTAGAATGAACAGGCTCGAGGGTTGTGATTCCACGGGTGATCTCACCTGAGATCACGTTCAGCTCGAGGTACAGGTAGTTGTTCTGACCAGAGACCAGCGGACCGAACGCTGCTGGAATCGTAGCGTCGAACTTCAGCAGGTAGTCCGAGGAGCCGTGAGCGATCGTGCCGATCAGCGGAGTTGGCGAGACGCTCAGATCGAGGTGCCCAGCGGTGCTCGACGGAAGCAGGAACAGCGGCTGCGATCCAGACTGCTGGAACGAGATCAGGCCTTGGCGGTAGTTCAGATTCATCTCAAACCTTCTTTGGTGGTGTTGGGAGCGGTTCGTCGTCGGCAGAAGCGGCATCCTTCACTGATGTCTCCTTGTACCCGTACTTCGCACCCACGTACTTGCTGTACCCTTCGATCGCACCAACGTACGTGAGGTACAACCCGAACAGAGCTTCAGTGAGACCGCCGGTGAGCGTGAGCTTCACCATGATCCAGGTCGCGGTGATCCCGCCGATCAGTTGAAGAACCTTCGTGAGCGAGACGGCCTTTCCGTCCTTCGTGATCATGTCAGCGAAGTCGAGCTTCTCGAGCTTCTGAATCCGATAGAACAGGAACAGAATGCCGAGCAGAACGATGCCGATCGTCAGGGCTGGCAGATTCACCGAGTACCCGAATAGATCAACCGAAGCCGGCATTGTAGCCTGATGAAGTGCTGCGAGAGGTGCCGAAGCGGCTTGAGTTGGTTCCATGATGAAGCTCCTGAGTGTTTCAGCTATTTACTCAGGAACGCCCGAGAGGGGCCACAAGGGCCCCTCTCGATTCTTATTCAGCACCTAATGCTGTATTATGCGCGGAGCGTGGTCTTCAGCTCAGTGAATCCCCCGATGTACTGGCCATCTTGGAAGATCTGCGGAATCGTTCGAGCTCCAGGGATCTTGGCGAGAAGCTCGTCGCGAGTGATGTACTTCTCGGTTGGGATCTTCGGTTGTCCGATGTCAAGGCTGATCACATCGTACTGAAGGCCCTTCGCCTCCAGAAGAGCCTTCGCCTGATCACATGCCGGGCAAGCCGGCTTCGAGTACACAGTGAACATCATGAGTCCTTTCGTTCGTCAGTGAAGAGGCTCTCTTGAACTCGGGAGACAATCTCCTCCTTCTGAGCCTCGGTAAGCAGTATCCAGTTCTCGATCTCGTCTGAGGTTCGATGACAACCCTTGCACACTCCGTCCTGCAGCTGGCAGACTTGAATGCAAGGGCTTTGAACCATCGTATCCTCAGATCTCGCAGCCACCAGCCGTGCAGGCCAGAGTCTGAGCGCCCTCAACGTTGTCGTCGATCTCAACGATCGAGTCCCAGTCGAGTTCGGTCGGGATCTTCGCCAGCAGCTCCAGGTACTGCTTCTCAGTGCAGTCCTCGTACGGAGCCTGACGGTACGAGCCACCGTCCATCGGCAGGAACGAGACGCCAGACATTTCGTCGAAGTGCTCCCAGACGAACGCGCCGACTGCTGGCCACTCGGCTTCAGTCACCGAGATCGTGACCGACGGCTTGTGCTCACAGTAGTGTCGCTGATACATCAACCACAGCTTCAGGTGCTTGATCGCTGGCAAGTCCTTGCGAAGCAGAGCGCCGTGCGGAGCCTTCTTCGGGAACGTGAAGATCGTCGTTGAGCCAGGCTTCGTGACATCCGGCTCGTTCGGCACGCCCTTCTCGATCATGAACTTCGTGAGCGGGTCCTTGTTGTCGGCGCGAACACGACGGTAGTAGTACTGAGCGTGACGAGCGTGCAGACCAGAGGCAGTATCACAGCGCTGCGACACGGTGCCAGATGGCTTCACGGCAGTGACGGCGGCAGCCTGCGGGATCCCAAGCATCTCGGCGAACTCGGCGTTCACTTCAACGGCGTGCAGCCGGATCGCTTCGAGGCGAGCTGGAAGCTCGGAATCATCTGGATCGTTCAGAAGCGCGTTGTCCAGGATCCCAGTCATCGAGACACCAAGGAGACGTTCAGCCTCGGTGTTGTCGCGCCAGATCTTCCGAAGGTACGGGAAGTGCGTCATCGTCGATTGGAACGTGCCGAGGATCGCAGCGATCCGAGCCTTCCGCTTCAGCGTTTCGACGGTGTCGTCAGCGCGAACGATGATCTCGGTCAGATTGCAGAACTGGTACGGGCGAAGGATGATCTCAGAGCACGGGTTCGTGCCGAACTCATGATTCGGATCACGACGACCGTTCTTCTTCACGACCTTGTGCGCAGCTTCACGATTGAAGATTCCGCGCTCGCCTGACTTCGACTCGTACAGAGCGAGCCACTCGCGCATGAACACGCCAACGTCTGGCTTCTCGGTGTAGCATGCCGAGTTGTTCGCGAGAGCGCGCTGACCTTGAGTCTCCCACCAGGCGCCTGACTTCGCGTGACGCATCCGGTCGTCCGAGAGGTTCGAGAGTGAGATCATTGCCGAGCGACGAACGCCACCGACCACGACGACTTCACCGATCTTGCACATGATGTCGTGGCACTCGAGCGAGTTCAGCTTCCGACCTTGCGCAGCCTTGAACGTCTTCGTCACGAACTCGAACAGCGCGATCAGCGGCTCAGGACCAGAGGCGCGACCGCCGAACGTCTTCAGCCGGGCGCCAGCCTTGCGAACCTTGTCGGTGTTCCAGCGAGCAGCTTCGCCAGCGTACAGCAGAGTGATCAGCTGACGAAGAGCCTTCGCCCAGCCTTCCTTGCTGTCGGACACGACGATCGTCGTCTCGGAGTCATAGATGCGCTCTGGGATTTCAGGGAGCTTGTTCGTGTACTGACGCTCGACCGAGAACCCGACGCCCGTGCCGCACAGGAGGATGTACATCGCTTCGTCGAACGCCTTCGGGTCGTCGATCGGGAGGTACGAACAGTTGTACCCAGCGGTGTTGTCGCGTTGAAGTGCCTTTCCAGCGGTCATCAGCGCGCGCATCGACGGCATCACTTCCTGATTGTTGATCGCATCGTGAAGAGTCGTGTACAAGCCCGGCGGCATCTTGTACCCGTGCTTCGATTCGAGGTGACCGCTCATGAAGTCCATGTACCGAGTCACGGTCTCGGACCAGTTCTCGCGACGGTGCAGACTGTCAACGTACCGGGCGTACCGAGATTTCGCGATGAAGGTTTCGTAGATCATTGGGTTCGATTCTTGAGGAGGTTGTTTTTCGGTTGTCATAGGGTCCTATTGTACTTTGATGTTACGAGAACTCGAACCAATGGTTTGGATGCCGAAGACCGCTCAGGCCCTGGTACGGCAGCACGAACCGCTGGGTCTTGTCAGTCGAATGAGATGTTCTTGTTCAGAACAAAGGCGCGCATCTCCTCGATGCGCCGTAGCCAACCGTTCAAGTACTTCACCTGAGCAGGCTTGGCAGCGACAATGTCGCGATAGAACTGCGCTCGGTTGTCGCAGATCTTTGAGAGAACTTCATCTTCAGCGAGGAGCTTCGTCTTCGCCAGGGTGGCTGGGCCAACATCACCGTCTGGGGTTGTCCCGACTGCGCGCTGCAGGAACATCCCAGCCTTCTTCACGCCGTGGTTCACGCAGCAGTCGAAGTGCAGAACCGCGAGGCGCGGAGTCATCTTGTCGCACGACCCAAGGAGCCAGTACTTCCGGAAGTACACATCCTTCGCACCGTCCCAGGTCAGAGCCTTGATGTTCAGATCAAGGTTCGCGTTCTTCGCAACGCCGTACTTCGTCTCACCACCAGCATCGTCTGGATCGTTCACGTACCCAGTCGCCTTCTTCTGAGCCGGAGTTTCGCAAAGCCCTTGAGCGACCTCTGGAGTCAACTTCCAGAACCCACCAACCTCGTACAACATTGCATGGTCGAGGGCAGCTTCAAAGGCTTTCGTGTACATAGGTCGCTCCAAGTTCTTGAGGACCTATTTAGCGATATCCTTACCAGCTTCCTATAAATAGTGTATGTCGATGGATTGGAGGAAACGAATGCAAGGTGTTTATGTTATAACCAACACACGTTCAAATAAAAAATATGTTGGAAGCTCAGTGAATGTAAAGAAAAGATTGTCTGCTCACAAGAGGGAGCTTCGAAAAGGAACCCATTGTTGTGCCCATCTTCAACGGTCCTGGTCGAAAGGGTCTGAAGACCTTTTTACATTCGACATCCTCGAAGAGGTCAAAGATGTTGGCGATCTTATCGCCCGCGAACAATATTGGATGGACACCCTTCGGCTAACTTTTACGCTCTTCAACACCTGTCCGAAAGCAGCAAGCCCGCTTGGAATGAGGTTGACAATAGACCAACGAAACAAGATTTCTGCGGCACATAAAGGTAAGCCGAAAACAGCCGAACATCGTGCAGCGATGAAGGAAGGTGCGAAGACCCGAGTTCGAACTCAAGAAGAGATTGATCAATGGCGTTTCAACCGCCTCGGCAAGTCAAACACAAAAGACCACATTGAGAAGGCTAGATCCGGATGGCTCAAGACTGTAGGCTCAAAATCACCAGATGAACTTGAAGCTTGGGCTCAAGCAACACGCCGCAGATGTTCAGTGAACGGCGTTGAATACAAGTCAGTGAAAGAAGCTTGTGAGATGTCTGGGCTCTACAAGCAGAAATTGAAGGCCCAACCAACGTTCAAGTATCTTTAGCCGAGGATGTCCCCTACAGTTTTCTGGGAAATCCAACGATACAGATCATGCCCCCCGATCACGATTCCATAGAAGATCGAGCGGCCATGTGAGAGCTCTGGACCAGTTGGGTGAATCATCGCCGAGCCCTTTGGAATCTCGGGAGCGATGCACGCCGCCTTCGGCATGTAGTCGATCACCTGAACCTTCGCCGTCTTCAGCTTGCTGTCGTCTGGCGAGAACAGCAGAACGTCCTGATCGAACGAGGCGCACTGGGCGATCGGAATCACATCGATCGTGTACGTCTCTTTCTCGACGACCATGATGTTCCACGAAGCCGGAACATCGATCACCAGGTTCTGAACTCGAATCCGAATCGTCTGACCGATGATCTCCTCGAGGTACTGAAGCTCTTCGAGCTTGAAGTCCATCATGTGCCCGCTGAACGTCCAGAAGTGACTGACGCCGAGGGGCGCGGTGAATGAATCGATGATGTACGGCTTGTTGACTTCGGTTAGGATCTGCATGGCTGCCCTGAATGTAACGATGTCAGCATTGTAACATCGATCACTCTGAACCCGACCTAGATTTAGGTTCGAGAGTTCAGGAGTTCGCTATCTGCAGCAGTACAGTAGCGTGACACGCCTTCGGGGCGCACCAGCAAATCAGATTCTTCCCTTTCAACTCAGCTTTCACTTCAGCTATCAGCGCCTCGTTCCCATTCAAGTACTTTTCGAACTTCCGAATCACCTCTGCTCGTGATCCGTCTTTGCCGATCTCGAATGGGTTCCCGAACTTCGACGGGCGACCGACGTACACTCCGTCAGTTCGACCACTCGTCTTGTTCAACACGACTGGTGCCGTGTTCTGAAGCACCAATGGCATCAGGCACCGTCACGAACAAGGTTCACCGAGAGCAGTCGGAAGTCGGTGACGGTTGTCGTTCCATCTTCATTGTCTTCGAGCTTCCCGATGCCAGCCATTCGGAACTGACGAGACGGATCGATGTCGAGAAGATTTTCGGCGATCTTCCCACTCGGCGTCTCGAGAATCATCACCGTGCCCATGAGCGCTCCGTCTTCGGTCAAGTAAAGATTAGAGATCGAGTGCGAGATCTTCGCCGGATCAATGACGTCGTCTGCCGGCATTCCGATCGTGCCGAACAAACGACACGGGTCCTTGCCCTCGACCTCTTTGATCACCTTCTGCAGCACTTCACGTGGATACACCCGACCGTTCTTGTTCGGCAGATCTGCTTCGGCGATTTGAACAGTGAGCTTCTTCATACCTTCACCTTCACAGTTTTCGAGACGTTGTACTTCGCCTCTTTGTAGTACTTGTTCCGTTCTCGCCAGTGCTTCATCGACCACTTCAGATTCGAGTGCACGTCGCAGCAATGGACCTTGTCTTTGTCACGACCCTTGCGAAGTCCTCGTCCGATCGACTGAATGCACTTCACGAAGCTCTTGCCGGCATCGATCAGGAACAGGCAGAACACGCGATCAATCGAGATCCCAGTGCTGGCGATCACAGAGGTGGCGATCACGATCAGATCATCCTTCTCCTCGAACATCGAGTACCACTCGGCGCGAACGTCTGTGTCATCGGCACCGTGCAGGAACACTGAGTCCTTGATGAGCTTCTGAAGCTGCTTCCCCTGCTTGATCGAGTTCACGAGCACGAGAGTGTTCCCGTACGTCTGTGCCTTCGAGATAATCAGATCGGCGATCAGATCGAGGCGCTTCGGTGACTTCGAGAGGAACGTCTTCTCGGAAGCGTAATCGGGGAACTCCTCGTCGATGCTCTCGTCGATGATCTGAATCGGCTCGATCTCAAGCTGCGCCAAGTACCCCATCGCCATCAGATCGGCGGCGGTGATTCGGTACAGCACTTCGCCAATCGAACCACGAAGCGTGAGCTGATCGATCTTCGCCTTCGGCATCGTGCCGGTGAAGCCCCAACGGTACTGAATGTTCTTTCCGTGAACGTTCACAAGCTCGCCGATCGTCTTCGCCGTAGCTCCGTGCGCCTCGTCGATCACAACCGCACCGAACTGCTCGACGAGCATCGGATTGTTCTGTAGCGCCTGCCACGTCGCCACCACGGTCATGTG